CTGAAGGCGTCTGTAACAACCAAACTGATAGTCTGCCAGACCCGCCATAACAAGCTGGGTCAGTATTAGCTGGCAGCGTTCGCGTGAAAGGTACGTATTCTGTGCAATCTCCCCGACTGTCGCCGGTTCGGTGGCACTTAATTCATTAAAAACTGCTCTGGCGGTTTCTGTCATATCCCGCTGTTTCAGCATGTCTTTTTCCCTTTTTCGGTTAACGTGACACACCAATAACTCTTGTCGAAAAAGCCAGCAAGCTGAAAGACCGGTATTCACCGCCGCCAGCGCGTTTACTGTACTGACGCGATTTTCGGACATAAAAAAACCGCCTGGCGGCAGTTTTTTTCTTATTTTGTCATCGCGTACAAAATAGGCAAAATATCAGATTTATACGAAACATACGCGATTTAATTGACTTTTGCAATATCTCGTCGTGAAAAGGTCGCTTTTTGTTGCGCTCTTATTTTCACGGAGCAAATCAAGGATTCTCTATCGAGGCGCTTAAAAATATCGCACATCTCACGCCAGTAGTTCGCATAATTATGGCTCCAGTTATCAGGCTTAACTCCACACAGTCTGGCAAGCTCCTGTCTCTGGTAGACCTCACACCCGGTAACCCATCCTCTGACATCCTGTGCCGCCAGCCAGATCAACTTCTTCACACGCTCCAGCGTTTTCACTGCAATTTTTCTGGTACCAGACTGAGTTTTAAATTCATTCCACACCCACTGCGTTATCGCGATCTGATGCTCCCAGCAAATGTTTCCGCCATAACACCACAACAACCACGCCTTCTGATGTTCTTCCAGTTCCAGAAGGGTACGCCGCCACGATGATGTTGCAAACTCAACAGGACTGACCAGGGCAATTGATGAGCCTTTCGCCAGTGATTGTTTACCCGGGATTGGGGGATTATCCCGCGTGATCATTTTTCCGGTTACCTCATCGCGGTAACGAATTTTTTTGCGTCTGTAACGCCCTGTATCGAACAGGGCATTTTCCTGCCAGGCTTCCAGTTGACCTTTTGTCGCCCCACTGAGATCCGCAGTGGCAATCATGAGTTGCTCACGAACAAACTGTAAATACTGGTTATTCATGCACACCCCACCTCTGTAATTTTTATCTCCAGCCGTCCACCAGATACTGGCTTGCCACGTACAATATTGATTTCATCAAACTGCTCATCGTCCATTAACAACCCCGCGTGCGTCAGCGCATCCAGCGGTGCTTTCAGAATATTGTCCAGGTCACGACGACGCTTATCCGGTGGCTCTGCAATAATTTTTATTGCCAGCCGTCCGGACAGGCTTAATTTCAGTCGCTGCTGGCGAACAATAAGCGCCACTGCCCGGCGATAACGCTCCCCGGCTTTTGATACAAAATATGTGCTGCCACGGCGTCGCCAGTAAGTGTTCACCGTCGGCGGGTAAGGTAAAACCAAATCTATGAGCATCAGTCACCTCTTTTACCCGAGCACGCCAGTCGCAAAGGCGTGATCAAGAAAACGAAAAATTAACTCAATCTGAGAGCCGTACTTTTTCTCAAACTTCAGCGGGTCTGCATGAAGTTCGTTGTGGTGCTCCCGGCACAACGGTAGCGTGAAAATATCGTGGGCCTTTGTTCCCACTCCCCCCTGACCATGACCAATCAGGTGATGCGGATCGTCAGCTGGCTTACCACAACACGCACACGGCTGTGTCTTTACCCAGCGCGTGTATTTCTCATTAACCCAACGGCGACGTTTAGGCCGCCTCATGAACGATTCAGGAGACTCCGGATCAACGGCGATACTGACAACCGTTTTTTTCTGTGGTGGATTTTGTTGCTGGTGGACGTGAAGTGGCAGCGCAATATTTTTTGTGCGCTGCTTCAGTATGCTGATGGCTGTCTGTTCTCCCGGTACGATGTCACTCTCACGGTATACGGAGCGGATTTTTTCCGCTGGTAATCCCAGCGAACGACGCGCTACTGCCTCAGGTAGTGCATCCACCACCTGATTGCAGGCCGCCCACCAGGATAATTCGGCCAGCGATAACTCCCTCTCCTGCGTACCGCTTATTGCGTGACGGATGACATCAATCATCCAGGCAACCAGATTCTGCTGAGCAAGTTGATCGAGTGATTCTGATGTCTGGTCGCGCAGCTGGTTGTCGCAGTGCCAGCACAACACCATCGCGCCGGTACCATAACGGTGAATGACTGTTTCGCTGTGATGATAATCGCCGTGTGGCCACTGGCAGGATTTCACGTGACGTAATAACCAGTCAGACAGTGCACCTGCACCACCTGCTGCACGAATAACCCGCTCATCGCTGAAAAATGGCAGTAATGTTTTATCCTCTGCCAGCGGCTGGCGAACGGCAGGAACGACTCCGGACGGCAGACCGCGCATGTTTTTCGGTTCCGGCTCCACCAATATTCTGCCGTTATGGAATACTGACATTGATTCACGGCCTGGCTTAACGATAACCAGACCGAGTTCCGGTACCAGAACAGGTCGAAGTAATACCCGCACGTTACCTCCAGATGCGCTGCTGGAATGTGCGGGACGGACGCGGTGGGCGTTCGGAATAAGGGAGCCTGGCGGAGATTATCCAGTGACGACGATCGAAGCTGAGATCTTTCTGAAACTCGTAACCACGTCTGCGGTAGCACTGAATCAGCCATTCGGCCTGTTCTTCAGTGCATGGGTCATGCTGGAACCAGTCAGATTTGAATGCATGAGAACACCGCCCGTGCCTGCTGGCAAAGACGGCTGAATTATCAGAATTGTTAAGTTTCTTGTAATGCACCACTACTATCCTCGTAATGGTGCGACAGACGCCAGTTGTTCAGGCTGGCTTTACTACAGCATTATAATCTAGTCTCTTTTAATGCTGAAGTAACTGACCGAATCCGCATGCGATTCTTTGCTGATCAGAATAACATCAGATGGCAATGGCATTACGATAAACTCACCATTCCCAAGAACTATTACTTCATAATTACCTGGTATAGAAAGCGCAGCAATTAATTCCTTATCGTTCATAACAAAAATCCCATGAACTATAAACACCTCCCCTTATGGGGGCCATCCCTCTTATCCCTGCGCGCTACTTAAGAGCCTCGATTCTAGCCGTGAAGACATGCCAATCAACAGCAATAAACCACCTGAATAACAGAATCAGCCAGCCACATCGGTACAACCAGATGCATCACGCTCACCGAAAATAAACAACAAAAAACCGCCGAAGCGAGTTAAGTGGGGTGCGTTGAGGATGCCTGACACATCAGAGGTGGCGAGGGATTTCTCCCCCGCCAGGTCTCTTACTCCTCAGGTTCGTAAGCTGTGAAGACAGCGACCTCCGTCTGGCCGGTTCGGATTCGTACCTCGCAGAGGTCTTTCCTCGTTACCAGTGCCGTCACAATGACGGTTAAACAGATGACGATCAGGGCGATTAACATCGCCTTTTGCTGCTTCATAGCCTGCTTCTCCTTGCCTTTCGGCACGTAAGAGGCTAACCTACGTTTGTGAAGCATAGATTGGGCCTCAGATTAATGTTAAACGTCTTGCAGGACGCGTAATGTTAACTGGGGCTTTTCTCTATCTGCCTTTTGGTGTTCATGCCTGAGACAGATAGCCTCAAGCACCCGCAGCAATTCTACTTAACTCTCGCTTTACCGCAAACCGTTTTTACCCGATATGGGAATTCCCATATCGTAATGAATTCAGTTCCCTAGTCGATCCATCAAAAACACAACCAGGCAGTAAACGCCCACAACAGCAATAACAGCCAGCGCACCTTCCATTGCCAGTGAAATATCATCCGACATATTCCCTCCTTTGGTGTGAATCCCGGCGAACGTTTTTACCCCCACCGACAAATAACATATACTAAAAAATCAATAGCTATAGCAACGCCTGTAATTGCAAAGGCTTCAGGCCAGATCATTGGCGCACCTCCTGCGGCGGTTCTGGTAGCGGCATCCAGTCGGTTACATTGCGGCTCTGTGTTTCGAAAAATTCATCACCATTACGGACTACATCAAAAAACTCACCGTCTCGATATTGCGCATAAAGAACGAATGCGCCATCACATAAAATAATTACGTGCTGACCATCATCCGGCATTCGCTCACTACAGCTTATCCAACCATCCGGAGTTACCGGATAGTTGGTTGACGTTTCCGAGATTTCCCGAAAATTATTGGTTGACGAACCCTTATTTTCCCGAAAGTTTCCAGCCTGAAGCATGGCGGCGCGGCAGGCGTTCCATATTTCGGCAGCAATATCGCGCTCGCTATCGGTTAATTTGTACGTTGAAACATAGCCAGAGAGCATTTCTACGTTTTCCGGAGTTGCTTCTTCAGGCACTACCGGTGCTGGCTCACGTATTACAGGCTCGCCCATGCGTGATTCTCCCTGCGCCTCTTTCACCATGTGGTCATTGATTTGCTCCAGTCGCCGAACGTGCTCATCAGCTTCAAGCGCTCGCCGTTTCCAGATGGACAGGTCTTCACGAGCGCCCTGATATGCGTCACCGTATTCGCCGTTAAATACTGGCGCTGGCGGGGCGATGCGTCCAAGCAACTTATTTACCTCTTTCGCCATCGCGTCATATTTATCTAAATAGCGATTAGCTTCTAAGCAGACTCGGTGCATCTGATCTGAGTTAACTCGTTTAACTGGATCTGCTTCCAGCTATGCCAGTGCAATTTTGAATAACTCGCCCTATACCCGTGCCATCCCTGAATTGGGGTAGCATTTCGCAATCGCTATTTTTAATTTGGCTTCTTCGATTAATTTCTCTTTGGTTAATTCAGTCACTTTTCATTACCGCCCTTTCGGGCGGCCTCCTGACATTAATCGTTGTGATAACTCATAGCTTCATTTGCAGCATCAACTGGATCAACATCCCACCAGCAATAATTTGGGTCGACACCTTCAGGTGTCCACGGCTCTAATTCATTTTTTGCCGCATTCTCGTCGCCAGTAATTTTAAAAATCTGCTCTGAGAACTTTTTCACCCACTCGTTATATTTTTCAGCGTTAATAACTTTCTGTGCGTTTGACATTGATATACCTCCGGTTAAGGATTAAATTTTTAACAGAGCTAAATTTAATTATTCAGTTCTGGATTTTGTCACCCTGCGTATCCGCGCTTTCACGTTACGCTCAATCTGAATTAGCTTTTCTATATTTCTCCGCCTTTCCCGTTCCTCCTGGCGCAAGATCCTTACATCATCTGCCAGTCTGGTTTCTCTTTTCGCCACAGAGAGCATCCAGTCAAATGGCTCCACAACTGCACCGCAGATTTTACAGCGGACCTGACGCTCTTTTTCGTCAACCCGGACAGAGGCGTGATGGCAATATGGTCTTTCCGATGGCTCATAGAGAAAATTAACCTGATTACGTGGGTCATCCTCTTTTACCGGAAATAAAACGATATTGCTTAACTCATCTTCTGGTTTTATTTCCATGCTCCTCTCCTTTGATGCGAATGCCAGCGGCGCGGATTGCAGCGATGACTTCAGAAACTTTGTATGCCATTACCGTTTGGTAATCATCGTGAAAATCTGTTCGATGAAGCATGCTGCTACGTTCTGGGAGCGATATTTCCCGTGCTTCCAGTTCTGCAATGCGATTCTCTGCGGATTCCAACGCCGCAACCAATTCGTCTACAGTTCCGGCAGCTTGCAGTGCGTAATCGGTAATAGCCATCTCATGATCAATTTCAGTACCGTTCTCATTCGTTGAGGTGATAGCAAAATAATCAGAGTCGATTTCGTTATCAGCTAAGTGGCGTAGCGTATCGGCAACAAGCCGGCCGTTTTCGATTAGCAGCTTCCCTTCCGTAAGCGCAATCTCCTCGTTCTCCTGGTCGCGTGATTTGATGTATTGCTGGTTTCTTTCCCGTTCATCCAGTAGTGCCAGCGCAACATTTGGATTAAAGGCAGCAATAAATTCAGCGTTTGCGTAAGCCTGAGCATCTGTTTCAACCAGGCAGTTAACGTGACATTCTGCAATTACGCCACCGGGTTCTCCTTTCCATTTTTGACAAAAAAAAACTCCTGTTATATTCCCATGCTGATTGCCCGATGTATGCCCTACGATGTAGCATCCTTTAGTTGCTTTCTCTGCTGCTTCACGAAGCGCCTCATAGTTAACCTCTCTCATTGAGCCACCTCCTGATAAATCACCGCATGTCCCAGTTTCTCCGCCAGTGCCAGCTCTGCCTTAGCGCCCGCTGACCGCTGCCAGCCATTCAGCATGTAAATCGCATCCACGCAACGAATCATTGCCATGCAAATATCCATGTAGTGCGGCTGTGTCAGCCCGTCCGGAAGTACTGCCGGGTTTAAGACGGTATGCCCTTCCCGTTTCAGTTCCTCTTCCGCCTTGTGAAACGCCTCACGGTTGAAATTTTCATATCCCGTCATTGGACCGGCAATATAAACTCTCACCCTCACTCCATCACCTCCTGAAAGTTTCCCCGATAGAACGCCAGCACACGCTGCATAACTTCGCTCTGGCGGCACTCACGACAAATTATGTTCTGCCGTCTGTTGTAACGACGTATTTCTCCGTCAGGTAACTTTCGAATCAGTGTCGGGTCAGCAGCCTTCTCCGGTGTCTTACGCCATACGCGATACGCCTGCTCTGATGGAAATACCCCGCAACCAGAGAGCCAGACATCACCACTGGCCGCAAGCGCACCAGATAAACGACGAATAGCGGTCTTACTGACACCCGTTTTATCTGCCAGTTGTCGAAAAGTTTCTCGTCCGCTCAGGCGCACGAATTCCACAATGCGCGCCGTCACTTCTTCCCGATCTTCTGGTGTAAATACTTTTGCCATAAGCGCCTCCGGCAATCACTTTTCCGATACAACACGGCGGGAAGAATCAGTAATCTGTCGAACAATATCCCGGTGCTTGTTCAGCTCCCGCAGCGCGGCGCAGACACGCTCCCACTTCTGAACCTGACCTTTTGCCCGGCGCAGCTCGCGGTTAGCCACATGCAGCGATGGTAAAATCAGACCATCCGGATGCTTTCTGGTGAACGACGGCTGTGACTGCACTGTGACCGCCACACTTTCAGTTTTTATTTCTTCCTGTGTTTCCGCTTCCCGGACTGGTAACGCAACACCTGTTGGCTGAGGAAAGGCTTTACTATCGGTTTCCGTTACCGATGCAGCTTCCGGCTCTGCCGGTAAATCAGCGCCCGGTATGCAGTAACGAAATTTACCGTTCTGATTAACGCGTGCCAGCCGCCCCGTTGCGGTTACCACCGCCAGCGTGGAGGCAACCTTGCGAGTACTGACGCCGAACTTACCCGCCAGTTCCTCACACGTTTTAGCACCATCCTGACCGATAAACTCAATCATCATGTCTGCGGTAACTTTTTGTTCGACCTCCCCGGTCAGCATATCCTGTGCTTCAGATTTTACTGGCCGCTCTTCGGTTACCCGGGATTCACCTTCGCCAGCCAGAAACCAGGTGTGACCCGTTTTATCAACAACGCCATTTTTTTTGAGTTCCCACAGTTCGTTGAGAACTTCTTCACGGCTGATATCAAGCCGCGCCGCCAGTTCAACAGAATTGGCTTTACCCATCGCTTTCAGTGCATGCAATACGGTTTCCATTAAAACTTCCTCCGGATAAAAATTACTTCTCAGTTCCTGTGCTGGCTGACGTTCGGACGCCAGCTCTCCCAGTTAAACGTCACCCAGCGACCACCGTTCATGGACATGCGGTCCATCACCCGCTCGCCGAGAAGTGTATTCATCGCTGCATGGTTAAGATTTGTCAGCATCCCCACACTGAGTAACGATGCCGTTCTGCGGTCAACAATCTGATTCAGCGTGACCTGCTCATTACGCGTATCCCGTTGCATGCCAATTTCATCCAGTACCAGCAGGTCAACGCCACACAATCCCTGCAAAAATTTTTCGCCCGAGTTTTTGTTGTCGTAGCTGCCATGTAACGCCAGCATCACATCCGCCACTGTTATCACAATCACACTGCGACCTTTCGCCAGAAGGTGGTTGCCAATAGCCGCCGCCAGGTGGTTTTTTCCTGTGCCAGGCCTGCCACTGAAAACAAAATTCGTACAGCCGCCTTCCAGCTCTGCCGCAATGGATTTCGCCTGACTCAGGGCATGGCGCTGACCATCGTTCTGCACCCGGTAGTTACCGAACGTACACTTCCGGTGAAGCGGCTGGATACCGGAGCGGTTAATGATTTTTTCAACCCGCGTCTGATGATTCAGACGATTAACCTCCTCGCTTCGCTTACGCCCTTCAGCAAGCTGCCATTCCCGCCACTCCGCCACCGTACGGTACGGAGGGATTGCATCCTGCGGCACAAATCTGCTGACTCTTGCCAGAACACCACCTGACGTAATGTTTTTCATGGTGCGCTACCCCCTGAAACCCGGCGGAATTTCGGTATCCGGTTCAGAAATATGATTCACGCAACGCTGCGCGGGCGAACGCCCCAGGCGGATAACCAGTTCATCCCATTTTTCCCGGAGTTTTGCCGGACTCATGATGTTTTTTACCCAGAACGAATCCCGTTGAACACGCCCAAACATTTCACAAATCTGTCGGTGACTACGTCCATCCAGCATACGCATCATGCGCACATCATTCGCCCAGGTCGTCCAGTTAGGCTCTCTGGGGCGTGATACCTCCCCATCATCACTGGCGGCCTGTTCATACAACGCAACAACCCGTCCCCAGATCCACTGTGCACACGTCAAATCCTCCCGGGTTCCCCACTGTCGCTTTGGTACATTCCAGGTATGCGCATCCGGGTGTTTCTCCAGAAATCGCTCGACCGGTGATGCTTGTTTTTCGTCCGGCAGTGAAACGTCCGGACAAGAAGATCTTTTATCTGACGGATCAGGTTTTAATACTGACGGATCGGGGTCAATCATCGCCCCCCTAATCGGCAGTTTTTTATCAACAGTTGATCCATCAAAATTTGACGGGTCAAC